TATTTTAGATAACAACTTAAATTCTCTTCTCATTGCGTAGTAACATCGCTTATGAACAGCGCTCATTACTCTTGAGCCTCTTTCAAGTAGTGCAATTGTTGTTCCAACCGCTCTATTTTGTGCATCGTTGCCCACATCCATGTTAGTTATGCTAGCAAATCTTTGTCCTGATTGCACAACAAACCCTAAAAGTTGGTATAACGTTCCGCTTGGTTCTTTAAATGGTAAAATTTGAAACTGATCTTTGATATTTCCGCCTGGTGCATCAACATCTCTAAACTCTCCTGGCTGAAATGGCTGGTCATCGTCTCTAATTCTTATACCTCTCGACTTAAATCCTGCTGGTAAATTAGATAATGTACCTGCATCAAGTAATTGTCTTAGTGCTTGCGTAGCTGTTCTAGTTAATCCACCAATCATGTGTATCAAACCAAAGCCATAAAAACCTAATCCTGGTAAAAATTTGAAATGTACGAAATATTCTTTACGTTTTTTAGTTTCATCTGCCATATCATAATTTCTATAGATAGATAAAACCTCACCTGAACCTTCATCAATTGTTACAATGTATGGAATTTTTACTTCTTTGCTAGGTTCATCATAAATAAAATCATCTAGGTTTAAATCTACATGCATTTCTAAAATGTTAAATGAATAAACCTTATCTCCTGATGGAGTTATTCCTTCAAGTTCTTGATATTTTTTTTCTAAATCTGATATTTTGTTTTGCACAGGTTTTAATTCTATATCTCTATAGAACCCTGCTTTTTGTTGTTTTAGAATATCGTTCTCATTCATCTTAACGACATGAGTAATTCTTTCGCAATCCATTAAGTCTGTTGCATAGTAAGGCACGATTAAGTCTTCAGCAGGCACGAACTTCGAAACTGCTCTCTTCATCACTTCATCGTAATAAACTTTTTTAAATGCTGAACCTTTTAAAGGTAAGTCAAATAATAATTGGTCCATCTCAGGAGTATATTCTTCCATTTCTTCCATGAGCATATAATTCATGAAGTCCTGGACTCGTGAAGCTTGATTCGTTGTAGCATCAGTTTCTACACCGAGAACCTTAGTTCTTACTGGACCATCTGCTGGTAATAATTCTTTATAGGCTTGTGCTTGAAATTGCGTAGCTGCCTCTGCTAAGAGTGGATGAGTCACGCTGGCCGAGCCTCTGAACGGTTTTGTAAGTTGCGTGTATTTGAAACCAAGTAGATCTAAACCTTTTGAAACTGAATCCTCCCAATCTTTTCTCGATACACGATCACGTTTGTAATCGTCCATCAATATTTTGGACATCTTTTGAAGAACTCTTTCGTCTAGATCGTCTGCGATATTCGAATAAAAACTTTCTTCTAATGAAACTGCTTCTTCGACAGTTTCAGGCATATCTTTGTTTTCGATCTCTACACTAACTTCTTCACCCTGTGGTGTCTCTTCCACAGTTTCAATTGCTTTATCTACTTCGGCCATTACAAAATTTTTGTTTCTTTTTTCTTACCTAGCTTACAGCCTCTTGCCATAACTGTCACTGCATTTTTTGAACCTTTAGCAAAACCCATAGAACCTAATAATGAATATGGTGTTTTACCTTTAGCGGCTTCTTTCATTTTTGCGGCTTGCGCAGCATTTCTTGCTCTCACATCTGCTGCTGACATCATACTGAATTTTGTACCTTCTATTCCACCAACTTTATCTCCAGCGCCTCTGCTACTTCTAATTTTTGCTCTTACGTCTTTAGGAACATTTTCCTTAAAACGTTCAATTATTTCTTTACTTGGTTTTGCTGGTCTTCTTGTTATGAATTTTTTCTTATCCATACCAGCTATGGCACCTACTTCAGAATCTTTTCCTGATATAAGATTAGCTGCTGCATCTTTTTTGGCCCCCATTAAAGCATAAGCTGCACCAAGACCTACTCCGATCTTTGCTGCTTTCTTTAATCTTTTTTTAAATTTAGACATATGTTCTCCTTAATAATATACGTATCTTTTTTCTTTGTATTTCTCCATCTCATCCTCGTCAGAATAAGTGGACACGAAATATCCTTGCCGATATCTTAACACAGCTTGTGTGGTGCTATCAACATAATCGTCATATTGTCCATGAGGAAATGCTGCACATTCCTCAATAACTTCTTGGGCAAATTTCTCGCCTGAAGGGTACCATACTTGTTTAGACTCAAATATGGGTGAACATGCGTTTACCCTACTATGCTTATCTTTTCCTCGGGTTGGTATAAAATCGATTACAGGTATACCCATTCTTCTCATTTCATGGATTAAAGGTTGTCCTGAAGCTTTGGCCTCAACGATTACAGATTCGGGCTGCCAGTATTTATATTGTTCATACGCTACTGCTTTTAATTCAGGAAAATCAAATTTACCTTTAATAGCATCGATCAACATGATGGCATCTGCTGCACCATCGTGAGGCGTGAATATTCCCCATGTCGTAATAGCTGAATAGTCCGCTGTCTCTTTTGCACTGAACGCAGTATCGTAAGATTGAATCACATGTTTTAAAACAGGCATCTCGTATTCCCATGGCTGCCACCATTCTCTTTTGAGAATTGCACCTTCTTCTGATGTAGGATTTTGCATGTACTGAGCGGACCAATTTCTCACGGATAACGAAGCTTTAACTTTCTCTAATTCTTCGATGTTCCAATACTCAGGCCAAACTGGATTACCTGAATCTAAAATGGCAGGGAAAGATATTTGTTCCCATTTATCTGCTTTGGGTTCTGATTGTGCTTTTATTAAACGACCTGTTAAATCATCTTCTGCCCAACGTGTCATAACTAAAACAATAGAGCCTCCCGGTTGTAAACGTTGTCTTGGTCCTGACAAGTACCAATCGTAAGTTCTCTCCATTGCGGAATCAGATAAAGAATCTTGTTCCGTGTGTGGGTCATCGATAATAAGTAAGTCCGCCCCTCGTCCTGTGATTGAACCGCCTACCCCCGCTGCAAAATATTCTCCACCATGATTGGTCTCCCAACGTCCTTTTGCCTTACTATCCTCTCTTAGTTTAACATCTCCAAAGATTTCTTTATACTCCTTACTATCAATTAAATTTCTTACTTTTGCACCGAACCTTGCTGATAGTTCTGCGTTGTGTGATACCTGCATTAATTTCATTTTAGGATACTTACCAATCATCCACGCAGGAAAGTATATGGATGCAAATTCAGACTTGGTATGTCTTGGAGGCATATTTACGATGAGCCTTCCTTTTTTTTCTTTAGCAATTTTTGTAAACTCACTTGCGATATGTTGATGGTGGCCCCAATTGTTTGGGTCCTTATCTGTTCTACAGATGAAATCAGGCCAAACATTCTTAACAAAATATAAGAAGTTATCCTGACATAATTTAATATGTTGTATCCACGTCTTTTCGAGCCTCAAACGAAGCTGGTCTGTGCTTAAAAGATCAACGTCTTTATTCGGTGTATTTTCTGTGTGGGTCCCCATTTCGTTTCAGGATACACTACTTCTATTTATTATACAATGTAAACGTAAATAATACTAACTATAAAAAAATAAAGGAAAAAAATTAAAAATAAATTTTTTTCTTTTTTGGTGCGCAATTGAGCCTTCGATAGGGGACCCGGGCCAGGATGGCCCGGGGTTGGAGAAGATTATGTTAAGCGGCTTTTTGTTTAGCCTCCTGTAAGTTTTCTAAATATCTTACCGCTTTATCTGCAAGGCTCATGGCCTTAAAGATTGCGTTTGGATCGTCCTTAATTTTTTTGATCCAGCCGTTAAGATATTGTGCCGACTCTTTTTTAGGTTTACTTGAAACACCTAACAGACAACATTGGATGGCCGCTCCCATCTCTGCTATTAATTCCTCAAATGCATAGGAAGCATCTCCGAACCTGCCAGTTAAGTCTCTGTCACATCTGTCTTTATGTGCTGTCCAGTGTGTTAACTCATGCAATAAAGTTGAATAATAATTCTCAGTTGCGCTTGATGCGCCTGTTGAATTAAAATCTTTTTTATCTACCATTCCGATTAAGTCCTTAATCGGAGAATAGAAGCACGAGTCATAACCATCCTGGATATTAGCACCAGTATTGTTTACATAGGCTTCCACGGCTTCAAGGCTGACGGCTCCTTCTGCTGTCTCCTGGAACTTACCTTTAAGAGTCGTTTGGTCCAGGTTATAAACCCAAAAGAATTTTATAAAAACTGAAGATCCAATTTTTTTTTCTCCTTTTTTATAATTGGTGCTATTTCTTTTAGCCGTTGTCTCAAATGTGTAAGGCTGCCAAAAATAAACCTGAGTCGCGTGTTGATCCTCCAGGATCTCCCCGCCCATCGATTTTATCTGCTTAGCCGTGCCCCATACATTAGAATTAAATTTTTTAGTTTTCTTAACTAAAGATAACCAAAAAATATTTCCGCCTCTGTAGTATTGGTTTTTAGTATTAAGCGCGTTTAACCTTCTAGGCATTCCCTGAGATATAAAAGGCTTGATCCAGTTAGTACCTGCCTTCTCCATCTCCTGGACTAGTTGACTCGCAACGTGCTTAATGTAGTCGTCTTTTTTTAGTGCGTTTGTTTTTTTCATTTTTTTCTCCATTGTTGTTATCTCATTATTATAAGATTTAATAAGATAATTACAACCGTATTTTTTTTCAAAAAACCCATTTTGAACACCTTAAAAAAGTATTAGCATCAGGAGAATTATACCGCAGGT